ATTCACGAGTTGGCACACATGTCAGTGCCAGAGTACGACCACACGAAGCAATTTTGGACGAATTTTAATAAACTGAAAGAGCTGTGTATACGGGCCGGGCTCTATGAACAGAAAGGGGAGCGCGGGTACTGTGGGGATTTTATAAAGGAATGAAACCAGTGGGACCCGTAGGGTCCTAGTGTGATCCCCGGTCGCGCAGCGACCTCTCATGCTCGCTCAGAAATGAACTTCTTCAGAATGTAAAACACGATGGCAGCCACAAGGGCGGACACGACCAGGCCAGTCAGGGACGGGTCACCCGATTCTCCTAGAAAATTGGGGATCATGGTCTGGAGACGGCTTTGGACGGGCTTGGAAAAGGCCACGACGGCAGCAGCACCTGCGAGCGCCGCCTGAAACTGCTCGTTCGACAGACCGAACGGGTTGGACGAGGCCGTGCGCTCCTTGGCCGGGCCGTTCATCCGGGACGCCGATGGGGCCTGTGGCTGTTGAGGGGCGTACGCTGCACCGACCGCCTCGTTTTGCATGAGCTCTTCAATCGGCGTGGAAAAATCAGCCATTTGAGATTCGTCAATGTTTTTTTCGGGCGCTACGACGCGCAAAAGACCTTGAGGAACGCCCTTGGACGTCTCGTCCGGTCCACGCTTGAGAGCCTCACGTGCAATCTCCTCGTTCAGGGTCGGGGCCGAATCTGGAATGGGGGACGACATGGTATCGACATTTGGATCGTAGGTTAACATGTGTTCTACGAAAACCCCTCAAATTTTATTCCAAAATTTAACGCCCCGTCTTTTTGACTATGACCGTTTCCCCACGACGGCGCGGACCGGCTGGCTGGGCCTGGGCCTGAGCGGCTCGTGGATTGTAGTGACGCTGATGGTATTGCCAAAACGCCGGTGACCCGACCCGGAAGTTGCGGCGAATGGGTGCCTTGTACCAAAACACGCAATCTGTAATTTTGTTTGATTTGCTGGTGTTGTCCAGGACCAGACACTCGTAATTCTCCGTACACGCGTCCATCACTTGACAAAATTGATCAAAGGTGGGAAAGACACCGAAAAACGCCTTGTAGAGGTTCTCACGGTTTTGCCGTACGTTGTCTCGTAGTGCAAAGACGTAGTCCACGTTGGTTCGAATCATAGGGGTCATATCCATACAGTACTGGGTCGTCATCATGAAAAAGATCTTCCAGTGACGTCCATTCATAAAGAGTTGACGGATACACGTGTCTCTCATGAAGCTTCGGTCGTACATACAGTCGTCCATAAGTATGAAGACGGGGCTACACCGACCGACGGCCAAGAGTTTCTTTTGACGCTCGATAATCTTGTCAATCGCATCCCGGTTATAGTCTCCAAACACAAAGAGGTCTGGAATAAACTGCTTGTAGTACCCGTTCCCTTCCTCTGTTCCGGACATGGCGATACCTACGGGCAAGTGCTTTTTGTGCCACAAAATGTCCGTCACGAGTGTAGACTTGCCCGTCCCACGCTTACCTATGAAGACGCACACCTTATCATCGGCCATCTTCGACGGGTCAAACTTTCTGAGTTGAAGACTCATTCCTTCTATTTTCGTGTAAAATTCGAGGTGGGCTGGGGCGCAATGGGACCCGTTGGACTCTGAGGTTGCGCGGTCTGAAAACCTCTAAAAAGATATTGACAAGTACCAGAGTGCACCATGAGTGCCGGTTACATTCAGCTTGCAGCCATCGGACAACAGGACGCGTACCTTACAGGGGAACCACAAGTCACGTACTTTTCGGGCGTGTACAAACGGCACACGCCTTTTGTGCTCGAGGCCTATGACATTCCGTTCAACGGTCAATACGTCACGTACGGTGAAACCGCCATCTGTCGCATTCCACCCAAAGGAGACCTCATACGGGGCCTCACGCTCAAAATGACGCTTCCAGCTCTGTACAATCCCGGAAGCGACTGGGTCTGGCCAGCGAACCCGTCCTTCCTCAACTATCCGAGACTTTGGTTCGGTCTCTCCAACGGAACAATCACGGGACCAATTACGGGTACTATTGTTCAGACGGCGTACTACTCGACCAACGTGGCTGCCCTGAGTCAATGGTTCGCGCCCTTCACGACCTATGGGTACTACTCGGCGACAACGAACCAATTTATATTCAATAATGTGGCCAACGTCATTGTCAGTAGCACATTTTCACCTACAAATGCAGGGTCCGGTGTGTTTTGGGGGTTCGACCCGGTCAACTACACGACCAAGGACCAGTACGGAAACCTCGTGTACACGGTCAACTCGTCCCAAGGGGTCGTTCCGGATTATGCCCTCGAACAGTCGGGGTGGCTTCGCTCGTCAGGTGCACCCATCAATTCCCTTTCGGGTCTGTCCATCGCACTCGCCCAGACGCTCCCCCTTGCACAAGGGTCCAACTTTTTGAATTTTGGTTCTTTTTTAACAACAAACGTCCCGTACTGGTCCGTAAATGACTTGTCCGTCAATTATAGTGTCCTGAGTTCAGGGCTCGTTCAGTTTCTCCAAGTGGGCTACTATGCCGTTCGGCTCGGCTTTGTCCTTGATACAGCCTCTGTCGTCTCGATCAGTGTCGGCGCCACAACGACCCCTACACTTCCAGTCACGCCCACGTTCGTGTACACGTACAGTTACACCGTGTCCCCCAATCCAACGTCACCGGCCGTGATTCCCTTGCCTATCCGCGACACGTCTTATTACTATTACTTTTACGTGACGGTCAACGGGGCGTGTAACGCGCTGGCGGGGTCGTACCTCGCTGCATCATTAACAAATGAAATTTATCAGTTTTCAAACGCTGCAACATTGTCACGCACGTCCCTCGCCTCCGTGCCCATTTATGGAAACACGTACCAGACCGCCGGTGTCTACGTCACTATGACGGGTGACTCGAAGTTCCAATTCACGTCCAACGGCACCTACATGGTCACGGGCACTCTGAGCCTTTCGAACACGACGACGGAATCGTACGTCTCGAACGTGGCTCTTGGGGAACGGTCGAACATCCTGTACATGTACGACATGACCTCCCAGGGTCGGAACCCTACATTCACCTTTTCTATTCCGGTCGTTGCAAATACAGCACTCACGTATTATCTCAACGTATCCACGACCCAGAACTTTTCAAATATTACACCCAATTCGTTTTTCATCGTGGAACAGTTTGGTACCTTACCACCAACCGTGCCAAGCATCGTGCTTCCCTATAACGGTCTCCTTCTTCGATCGTCATCCACGACGCTCACGAGTCCACTCAATTTAAAAACAAATTTCACGTCCAATGGAACGTCCAACTTTATGAGCATCAACGCAACGGGGAACTTGGTCTTTGCAAACGCCATGACGTATATGCTTACAGGCGTGTTTTACACGTCATCCCCCGTAACTGCCGTGACGATCGGGTCGTCCAACGGGTTCTCACAGACGTTCCAGATGTCCTACGGGTTCAGCAGTTCGCCACCGTACACCATCACCGTTCCGTTCCAAGTCACGGACACGGTCTCGTCCTATGGAATCACGGTCAGTGCATCGGGAACCGTCAACCCAAACACGTTCATTGCCGTAAGCGCACTCGCCTCGAACATAGCCCAGCAAAGTTTTCAACAGACGTACAATTACTATGATGGTGTAGGAACCTTGGCAATTGTCGACGCGACACTTAAGATTGGTGGTCAGACGATCCAGAGTCTGAGCGGGGAGTACATCGAGGTCTGGAACGAACTCAACGTCCCGTACGAGAACCAGCCTGGTCTTCAGCTTCTGACGGGCAAGTACGATACACAGACGAGTATCGCACCTCCGGGACGAACCTATTACGTCAACTTACCGTTCTACTTTTTCGGGTCTCCTGAAATGTCTTTGCCCATCGTCGCACTCGGACGACAAGACGTGGAGGTCTGGCTCACGTTCAACACGTTCCAGAGTCTCACGTCAATTTCAGTCACAAATCCGACACTCCAAGCGACGATCATCACAGAGTACGTGTACTTGTCCAACCCCGAGATTGACTGGTTCCAGAACCATCAACTCGACTACGTGATTACCCAGTGTCAATACGATCAGTTTTTACTCGGCCAAGGGTTCCAGAACGCCGTGTTTGAACTGTTTTTCAAGCACCCCGTGACAGAGCTTTTCTTCCTGATTCATCCAGATTCAAATTTACCTTATAATTATACGACTCCGGGTGGTGGGACGGACCTCGTGTCGTTCGGTATGACCTTTAACGGTGAGGATGCGTTTCTCACGACCACGACCAACACGCTCTATGTCGGAGCACTCGAGCCGTTCCGGAAGCACATCAACTTTTTCTCGAGTCCGACGATGCTCACGGCTCAACAACCGAACGTCCTCGGTCGGCAGTTTTACATGTACTCGTTTGACCCTGGACACGTGAACATGAGTCGCATTCGTCAAGTGCTCCTGGAAATGAAGGTCAGGAACACGGCCGGAAACTACCCGTCCAAGACTATGCACGTGATTGCACTGAACAAGAACGTGATGCGAATTGCAAACGGGGTTGCAGGTATTATGTACGCCTGAATTTTTTCTTTTTTCCTAAGGGGGGTCACCACACCATGGAGGGTCTGACTCCCCCGGGCCTTCTCTATTTCCTAAGGGGGGTCACCTCCCTTTGGAAATTGGAAATGCGTAACTATTGGTTTTTTTAGACACCCCTCTCCCCCCTTAGGAAAAAAGAAAAGAAAAAACTTGGGTCACGGGATCCGGGGCGCCCTACGGGCGTAATTATGTGCTCCTGATTTTTTTTCTTTTTTCCTAAGGGGGGTCACCACACCATGGAGGGTCTGACTCCCCGGGCCTTCTCTATTTCCTAAGGGGGGTCACCTCCCTTAGGAAATTGGAAATGCGTAACTATTGGTTTTTTTAGACACCCCTCTCCCCCCTTAGGAAAAAAGAAAAGAAAAAACTTAAAAACCTCAGGACCAATTAGTACTATGACGGGTACATGTTCAGTTCCACTGTGTGGGAAACCCGAGTGTGAACCCTCAGGTCTGTGCCGTGTCCATGTGACGGAACTTTCCACCGACGACCCGAGGCTCGGACCCGTCATGAGGTTTTCCCTCAAACCCCAGGCGGGACCCCCCAGGCCGGAGGTTGCCAGGAAATTTTCTCTGTATACTGACAAGTATGGTGACGATCAAGTGCGAGAGGTGTGGGAAGGAGTTCAGTGACCCAGTGTACATGTCCAAGGCGCAATACAAATTGGATGTACACAAAAAGAACCGAAAGAACCCGTGTGACTCTATAGAGTACAAAGTGGAACGCAAGGTGACGTTCGTGCCACCCAACATTGAATCACTGGACCTCAGCGGTCTCGTGGACTCTCTGCACACAAACATCAGAAGACGCCACGTATTTAGCTTTATTTTCAGTAAGCTCAATGAAACGAACAAGTTCGCCGTGTGGCCAAACACGAAACTTCACGAGATTGTTTTCAAAACGGAAGGACGTGCTCAATGGGTGACACCTGGGCAATTTATGATGATATTTTGGCACGAGGTTTTTCAGAAACAGGTTGTTCCCTTGCTGAAGAGGGATTGGCCTGGATACCCCGAGTTTTACAAATACACCAAGGAAAAGACGACATGGGAGTTTTTGGAAAGTGAGGACTTTAGACCTGCAATGCTCAACGCCTTTTTACGTTCTGAATTGTACAAAGACTACAAGTCTGCAGTCACGAGTCACCTGAAAGGTGTTCCGCGCGGTGAACGGGCACAACTCAAAGCGAACATGGAACACATTGACGTGGGCACGTTCCTGTACGTGGCAACCACGGGTGATAGAACACTCGAACGTCCAAAGAAGGAACGGGTCGAACGCACGTCTGTGGAAGAGGAGCGTTTCCCTGCACCATGGGAATGAGCGCCCTACGGGCCCCAAATAAATGCTCCGCATTTATTAGCCATGGCCGGTCGTGCCAGTTTGTCCTTCCTTGGTCAAGAGGACATTTCCCTGAGTGGCGACCCCCAAGTCACGTACTTTATCGAAAAGTACCAAGCAAACACGCCCTTTGCACAGCGTGTCGATCAAGTCATTTTCGATGAAGCAGGTGTTCTTTTTGGTTCTGAAAATCACAGGATCCTTCCTAATTCGGGGGACCTTATCACAAACATGCTTTTGTATGTTGCCCCGGTGTTTCCACCAGGTGTCCAAGTTCTCGACTCGGTCGGTACACTCATGTTTCAGTACGTAGAACTGTATGTAGGGACTCAACTCATAGAGCGTCTCTACGGTGAATATATTGAGATGATGTATGACCTGACCATCCCCAAGGGGAAACAACCGGCACTTCAATTTTTACTTGGAAAAACGCTCCAAGCAACAAACAATCCACAGAGTGCCTATACGATTCCCCTTCCCTTTTCCGTCTTTACCAAGGGTCTGTTCCTGGACGGAGCACCCGTGACGTTTCGTATCGTGTGGAATCCGTCCACGGTATTCACGAGTCCCCCGACCCTCCTGACTCAGCCATTTACTGCACAACTGAACATCGAGTACACGTACCTGAGCGAGCCCGAACGCGAGTTTATGAAGACACGGCGCCATCAACTGTTCCAACAGGTCCAACTGAACCAGTTCTTTGCACCGGCCGGTTCTTCAAACGTTCGGTGTCAACTCGACCTGTACAACCCCGTGGAGGAGTTGTTTTTTGTCATTCAAAAGGACTCGGCACGTGGGTACGACTATACAAACGGTTCGAGTGGAGACATGCTCAACTTTTTGGAGCTCGACTTTAACACGACGTCACGCATAGAACCTATGGTCGGTACGCCACAGTTTCTTCGGATCATTCAGCCTCTCGAATTTCACACGCGGGTACCAGACCGTCTGTTTTACATGTACTCGTTTAGTCTCGACCCTGAAGGTGACGCTCCCTCGGGGTCCGTGAACATGTCACGAATTAAGAATCAAATTTTGTTCTTAAATTTGGCCAACGTACCTTCGAACGTCAATATACGAATCTATGCAACGTCCTATAACTTTCTCGAGGGACACAGACCCGTGTTTTCCAACTTTTTTTAGGTCAGGTCTTAAAGGTTCACGGCGTCTCTTTGGGAATGAAGACTGGCGACGGAGAGATGGATACGTCCAAGCTCCTGAAAGATGCAACTGACATTTTCCAGCCTGTTATGGAGTCGGCCGTGGTGCTTGCTGCGCACTACGCCACAGCGTGTGGACGGGACATTGTGCTTGCCGAGGACCTACACTACGGGCTGATGTTTGCTGCTCGGAACGTGACGGGACGGCACGTGGGTTCTTTGTACCCCGAGGTGTACGAGGCGGTCGAAGACCCCGAGCGGGCGGAGCCCGAGGCGTCGGGGGGTGAAGAGTCACGGAGTGACTCCTCCCCCGACGCTGACACAGGAAGTGAAGAGGGTGACGAAGACGACTCTGGAAGTGACGACGAAGACTTTGACCCAGACGACCCAGAGGGGTCCGACTCAGATCAGAATTCATGGGAAACGGTGGACGACTCTGAACTCGTATGGACGCGTTACGAGGGTACGGATGAGCAAGCACTTGCTATGAACGTGTGCGCGGATACGTGGAGTGAGTGGAACCCCACGAACCCGGCGGAACAGGCGCTGAAAAACGCCGTAGACAAAAACTCGATTTTCGGTAGGGAATGACGTTCACAATGTTCGTCATCGAGGGGGAAGGAGAATTCGAAGAATTCGACGGGCGGGGAGAACTCGACGTGGGAGTGAGACGGCGGTACGCAAACGTTTTGGAAGAGGAGGAGTTTGAGAGTGACGGGGACGGGGAAGGACTCGACGGTGGGTGCCCAGGGGACCTTGAGGGTGGGACGAACGACGTGCCACAAGGAGAGGAGGAAGACGGCGAGGTCCGTCCCTGGGACCCTCGGG